CTCTTTCTTTTTCAAAAACATCAGCTTGGTTAACCACATTAACTAAATCATATTCTATTAATGGTTTAGTTGTGTTGTCTAAGCCAATAGTCAGGAAGGTATCAGTTTCTAAAGCGGACTTACTAGTTAATTGCTTTGGTACTTTTAATATTTGGCTCATTTTTATTCTTTAACTCTAACTTTTATATCTGTTTGTGGGAATCTTATTTGAAACATCGAGTCGTATTCAGCGAATAATGTAAAATCTTCTGTTAAATTTATCTGTAACGTTTCTAAATCTGACATTTCTTGTGTTGTAACATTACTAGAATACGGTGTACCAGTCCTATTGAATACTTTGAAATCTATAACATTTAAAACCCCACCTACATTATTTATATTTTCGATTAATTGTGATAAATAAATATTATCACCCATGTCCCAATCCTGTACTTTAAAATATTTTTGTACAGAATCAATAACCCCAGCAATAACTTCACCTCTTGAAAATGCTTTATCTATAAAAATGTCTATATCAAAAGCCAAGTCAAATATTTTACCGTCCCTAGTTAAAACATAGTCATTAATCATTCTATAATCGGCTAACCAAGAGGCTATATTTTCTTTAAGTGTATTTGTAGACGAATTACTTAATTTTCCTTGACTGTCTAACCCTATAATCGCAATATCTATTTTATTTTGTCTTTCAGATACGTTATTTCTAAACGGTATACCAAACGTACCAGGCATTTTATCTATTAATACAACATAATCTTTTAATGTTACTGCTCTATTTTGTGAAGAAAAGTTATATCTAACCATCTTTTTTATTTGTTCAGTACTGGGAGCGTCAGCACCACCAAAAGCTGGGACTGGGTTATTTACTTTCAATGAGCCCTGAACCCTTTGATTTGTTTGAGCGTTTGGCCCATTTACCTCCATAATGTAAGCTCCTCTAGCTGTTAATGTGTTAGCCCCAACATTGGCGTTTGCTCCACCACCAGTTCTATATCTAATATACATGGTTTTACCAACAGTTGGTATTTCACCCATAGCTGTGGTATTTATAAAATCACCAATTCTTAATGTAAAATTGTTGTTTGCGTAAGTATTTAATTGTTCTTGGTCAGCATTACCCGAACCAAACGTCATTTTACAAAACCCCTTATCTGTATATTCTTTAATAAATCTTCTATTCGTATTAACCCATTTACCTGGTGTTATCGTTGTATTATCTGTTTGTCTTGTTTTGTCTTGTATAAAAATTTTATCTTCCATTAAAGAATCCATTTCATACCAACTTAATTCTGGGTCCGAAAATTGTGATAGTGTTGGGTTTCCTTGTAAATTAGCTCCTTCAAGAGTAATTACTTGTTCTATAGATATTACGTTTGTGTTTGGTAGTACTAACTCTAAAAATGGTTTGGCATCTATTTCTGTTATGGTCTTACTAAAAACATTTGTAACACCGGCCACTACAAATTCTCTTTTAACTAATGTATACCCAACTAAAGTTCCGTTTTGATTTAAATTTGGTAGTACTAATCTATTTGGTATTCCACCAATACTTAATGGTTCACTGAAATCAATATCATCAAGTGTTTCAAAACTCTGACCACCACCTAAAACTTGAGCCCCATACTTTAATGTTGGTGCGTATCTTATGTCAAAGGTGTCACCATTGACTGGAACATTTACAGAAAAATCTACTATAGATACCGATGGTCTTTTACCTGGAACATTTAAACCTAAAGTTCTAGCTATATTTAATATTGATTTTCTTTCTTGTGCAAAATCTAATTGTGTTTCTTGGAACATCCTATCGGTATTGAATGATAACATGTCTGATACTGCCGCGTTTAATTCTATTAACATAGTACCAATAGATGCATCATTAAAGTCTTGGAATGTTTCTGGGTAATATTTTTTAATAAAATTAAATAACTCTGTCCTTACGTCAGAAAAGTTTCTAGCGAAGTAATTAATTTTTTTGTTTGTTGTTGCCATTTTATAATTCTATTTCTATAAAATCAGTACCAGCGAAAGAGGCCGAAGTAACTTTATAGTCTAGTCTAACTATTGCTGCCTTTTCGTTTCTTTCTGATTTAGATACTGTTATTTCTAATATTGTTAGGTTTGGTATGAATTCTTTTATTGCTGCCTCTATTTCTGATTGTATAGATTTGTGTACTATACCGTCATTTTGTTCAAAAATATATTGTCTTAAGTTAACACCAAAAGATGGTAAATAAAGTCTTTGCCTTTTTTGTGTTAATAAAAGATGTAGTAAATCGGCTTTAATCGCTCTTTTACTAGTTTTTTCCATCTTTAGAAATTTACCTTTAGGGTCTTCTTCAAATGGAAACGATATATTTATGTATTTTTCTGCCATTTCTTTTTATTAATAAATATTCAACTATATAATTTATACTAAAAATATGAAATGTAAATTTTGGCATAAAAAAAGCCTCAGTATTGAGGCTCTTTTTTTATTTAAACGTTTTATTAGTTTATTTCTTCTTTTTCTGCGATAGTAGATAAGTCTACGTCAATCTCACATTGCCCACCACCACAAGCAATTTCACCACTTAAGTCTGTATTATCTTCTGTTTCTATGATTTTACTTAAATCAACGTCTAATAATGACTTCATCATTTCAAAATATTTTTCTTCTGTAATATCTTCAAATGGGGCCTGTACATATGTTCCACCATCATAAGGTAATACCGATAAACCATTATAAAATTTACGATTCTCCCACATCCACTCACCAGCTAAATCCCAATCATTTTCTTTTAATGAAATTGTTGCTGAGACATTATGTGTGTTGGAACCTTTTCTATGACCTGGACTTATCCATTCTTGTGACACTTTTTTCACCCTTTCTAATAATTCAAATGGTGACTCTGTTCTCATAATAGCACCCTCTGGTGATTTTTGTGGTATTTCAATAACAGCCGTGTCATGTGGTCTGTAGTATTCATCTTGAATTAATTCTGGATGGAATTCAGATAAATATCCATATATTGATTCGTTTTTACCAACTCTGATTCTTCTAATGTAGTAATCATTATGCCAAGCGTGAATACCTGATGAAGTACCTAATGTTAATGAAGTTGTTCCAGCCGGTTTAACCGTAGTACATCTAGCTGCTGGGTTAATTCCTATTAATTTAGCTACCCTAGTGTTTTCTTTTTTAACCAAACTAGCCGATTTTGTCATATCATAACCTAAAACTGTACCACTACCAATACCTGTCATTGATACGCCTATTAAAGCATCTTTTTCTGTGGTTTCTCTCCACTCTTCTCTTAGGTAATGAAAATCTGTGTAACCTGCTTGTAGTGTACCAATAAACGCTGCCCCTTTGACTCTTTCATTTAAATCTTCCTGACTTTCAATATCTGAAGCATTTACCTCACATAAGTTACAGAACTGAAATGGTCTTAGTGCTATTTCACAACATGGATTTGTACCCCAATCTTTATCATTTGAAAAGTAAATACCTGGTTCTCCAGCCCCCGATAATTCAACACGTTTCCAAACATCTAAAAAGAACTCTTTTGTTACTTTGTGTCTCATTAGTACCGCTGAATTATTAGCTCTACCTCTTTGTGGGTTAAGTTCCCACCAATTTCCTGCCTTACAAGAAATCATTTCATCATCGTCAGCTGAAAATAATGATATTAAAGCTGCTCTACGTATACCACCAGCTAACACAGCGTCAGCTATATAACAAACAATATCGTGTGTTTCGATTGTTGATAGGTTGTCACCATCTTCTTTTTGACTTAATATACCTTCTATTTTAAGTAAACACTCTTTAAGTGGTTGTGGTCCTGGCGCTTTACCACCAGACGTAACTAACATAGCCCCTTTTGGTCTGATGTCCGAAAAATCAAATTCGATACGTGAACTTCGACCATTAAGATAAGATTTCATCAATACTTTAATTGCGTCAGCCCAACCTTCTATTGAGTCACCAATTAAAAATCTTTTTTTCCTTTTTGTGTATGGTTTGTTGATTGGTGGTAGTGAAGCTACATGATGTTTTTGTACTGAATAACCAACACCAGTCCCACCTAATAAAAGGAACATACATTCACTAAAAGCTTCTACACTATCAATAGGCATGTACGCACAATTATAAACTCTGTTTGGCGATATCTCCACTGGTTTACCCCCAAATTGCATGGACCTCATAGATGGTAATATTTTTTTATTATACACCAATTGATAAACTTTATTTATTTCGTCTTTAAGCTTTGGGTATCTTTTGATGTGCATATTTTTATTACGTGTTACCAATTCTTCCCAAGTTTCTCTTCTCTCCAATTCTGGCATATACTTAGCGTACTTCATATATACAGTTATGTCTGATAGAATTTTATTAGATAATTCCATTTTTATTTATTTTTTTAATTGTTATTAATTATTATTGTTTTATTCGGTACTTTTTTGTTCTCTTCTTAATTTCGCCATTTTTAACCTTTCTTTAGCGTTCTCCTCTTTTCTAACTTCAACCTTTTTTTCGTAACCTAAAAAGGTGTCTGAAGTTTCTGTGTCAATAAACACTTTACCATTATCAAATGTACAATCTTCAAAAATAACACCGTCTTTTCCGAATCTAGATTTTAAAACCGCTATTGTCGCCCTATTACCTTCCTTTTGGGATAAAGACCTAGCGATAGACATGATAAAATGTCCTATTTGGGCTTTTTTGATTGACCCCCCCATTTGGTCACCAGTAACGACATCCGAAGAAACTGAACTTCTATTACCTTGTACAGCGGTCCAACCCACCATATTGTACTCAACTAACATAGATTCAAAACCCCTCATTACATTGCCTTCACCTGACCATTCATCATTATATCTTCTTGCTGATTCCACACAATCGATATAATCTAAAACAATCATATCAGGTTTAAATCCTGTTGATATTAAATGTCTGATGTATGATTTAATATGGTTTACTGTAATCCCTTCAGAAGTAAACTTTCTAATTATCAAATCGTTTTCTCTACCATCAGTTTTTTCTTTAATAACATTTATTACGGACTCTTTATCGTCAGATAATTGATTTAACTCAATACCACTCCAACAAGACGCATGCTTTCTTTTAATTACATCAGGTATATCTTCAAAAACAATTTGTAAAACATTGTAACCAGCGTTATATGCTGTGTTTGCCATTTTAGTTAGTATTGTTGTCTTACCAACCCCATATGGCGCTAAAACCACACCTAACTCTCCTCTAGATAAGCCTCCATCGGTTAAATTATCTATACCATTTATCCCCGTAAGGCTTGTATGCCTAAAATCCTCTTCTAAAACTGTATCCCAGCCATCAGTGATTGATGTTCCATCATCTTTTTCTGCTCCAACAGATAAAGCTTCTTTCATTATGTCAGCACACTCTTCATATCTACCAAATTCACCGTTATCAATGATTTTTGATATCTTGTCGTTTGCCTTTTTTAACTCTTGTTGTCTACAAAAATTTAATGATTCTTTTTGTACGTATTCCCAATCATCTACTTCTAGATTTTTGATTTCTTTAGTTATTTCAAATACGTAATCTTGTGTTATTTTATCTTTTATCTCTACCTTTAAAACCGTTTCAAGTGTATCCCATTTTGGTATTTTCTCGAAAGTTTCAAAATAATCTTTTATTGTAGCTATGATAAGTCTAAAATACTCGTTATCAAAATACTTCGCGTGAACTATATCGATAACTCTATCAGCAAATTTTTTATTTGCTGGGTGTAATATTTGATTTATAAATTCTGTTTGAAACCTGTACCCTAAGTACCCTAAAGTTGTAACTTTCTTACTCATATAAACTAAGTTTTGATTTATTAATAAATAACTATTTATAGTGAGATTCCGCAGTATTCCACATCAAAATTTTGTAAATAAAATGTTTCTTGTATTTCCTTAATTATAGAGGGGATTATTCTTCTAACATCAACAGAGTATCTAACTCTTTGTGGATAAACATTACCAGTAAATCTTTTTTTGATTCTGTGTAACTTATCATATCCCTTATCATTTGTTGTGACTTTTATTTCGAAATCAAAAACATCTTCATCATCATATATATTCTCAACTAAAATATCTTCTTGCAATTGTTTTCTAAATGGGTTATAACTTTTATATAGATAATCATATGTTTTATTCTTTAAGTCATCTTGGATTAACTCAACACACCCATCTACACACTCAGCTAATTCAATTGAGTTTAACACTTTAGGGTTAAAATTCTTAACCGAAAAATATCTCTGACAAATAATATTGTCATTTATGTATAATACAAACTCAAACTTCTTTTCAAATTTTCTATCAAATTTTTTCATCTTTTTTGTTTTTTATAATTTATTTTTTCTTTTTTAGCTAACTTAATAAATGGTTCCATAAAATTTAAGTAACCATTTTCCCCACCTGGTAAAGCGTACATAACACCATCTTCAATCATCATCTTGAGTACGTTTTTAGTGTCTCTCCCACTTGGGTCTATGGGTAAGTTTATTAAATTATTTACATTATCTGTAGCCTCTTCTGTTAATAAAGGATTATTTAAATCAATTATTTTTTTATTAATTTCATAAAGTGGTCCCCTATGTGTTCCCCTTGTTTTACCCTCAATGATATTGTCAATAACTTTAAGTGGTGTTTTCCTTTCTTCTTTTATTTTCTTACTTTCTTCTATTATCTCTTCTAGGGTTACTTCCCTTTCTTTTAATTGTGGAAAATGTTTCAACAGTGTGTTTTCAGTTACACCGTCAACACCTTTGATGTAATCACTCTTACACCCCTCAATAATCTTTATAAGTCCAGTGTTTGTATAATGGTGTTCAAAGAACCATTGGTAGTTACCTATCCCTACTTCCATTTTTTTATCCGCTAAAAAAATTGTAACTTCATTATTTATCATCTGACATAAATCACGGTCATTAGTATAAACCATAACATCCTCGTTACTTTTTTTATTTAAACAATAAAAAGCAATTAAATCGTCAGATTCAACATCTGGGTGTTCATACTGTCTAATAGATAAATCTTCAGCATATTCCTTAACCCTTAGTTTTTGTAATTCATATTCCTTATCGAAAAACCTAGGTCTATTTCCTTTGTATTCAGGGTAGTAGTCTAATCTAAGGGTTCCA